TTAACTGATCGGCATTACACCACCGGGACGCGGATTCATATCTTCCAGGTCGCGGCAGTCATTGGAAGAGTAAATTCCCCAGTTGATCCCGGTGGCGTAGGCTTCAAAACGGGACTTCATATCCCCGCGCAGTAACGCCCCGGCGTTAAATTTGGCGTAATAAACGCCCTGCTTACTTTTTCGTACCAGTCCGGTGTTGATCCGCTGTTCGATGCGGGTCAGATACGGCACCAGTGAATAGTTGATAAATCCCAGCCCCAGCTCTTCGATATTGTTGAAGGTGGCGCGATCGGTGTTCTGCACCATGTGCAACGGCACCCGGAACAGACGACAGATTTCTTCCAGCTGAAACTTGCGGGTTTCCAGGAACTGACTGTCCTCGGCGTTCAGCGCCATCGACTTCCAGTCCAGCCCCATTTCCAGAATCATCGGGCGGTGAGCATTGCCAAGCCCCGTGTGACACTCCTCAAAATCTTTCTTCAGACGCTCGTAAGCATCCGGCGTGAGCTTTTGTTCCGTACGCAACACACCGGATGTCACCGCACCATTACTAAACAACCTGGCACCGTGCTCCTCGGTTGCCGCTGCCAGTGAAATGGCCTCACGCGCATACGCAATGGGATTCAGCCCGACAAGTCCATCCAGCGTCAGGGTGCGCACATGCCAGATTTCATTCTGGGTCAACACATCCACGGAACCATCCGGAAACGTCACCTGATAAACCGGCTGCCACTGGCTGTTCAGCTTCGGTTCCACACAGCCCGGATCTATCGGAAGAAGCTCCACCACTTCTCCCAGTGCCTTTACCTTGTAGGCGTAAAAATTCCCCCGTAGACACAGGCAGACAATAACCAGCTCCCAGAATTCCTGCGGTGTCATGTAGCCATTAGGTTTTGCCGAAACCAACTTATGCAGTCGTTCATCCACCGCCCGTGTTTTCAGGGTACCGCTGATTTTGTAGAGACTGCAGGGCAGCATACCAACAGACTCTGCCAGCACCCTGACGCAAGAATAGACCGCCGTCAGGCGCATGGCCCGCTGGCTACTGATCCGCTTTCCGGTATAGGTGTCGTATGACAGCCCGATAGCATCAGCAGTTCTGCTGGCGTGGTCACCGGCACATCGCTTTTTCGTTGAAATAATCCCGAAAAGAACACTATTTACCTCCGCCGACAGACTGCCGTGTACGGTCGAGATATCGCGCCACCAGCCACGACCAGAACAGGCACAGCGCCCCGGCAACAACAAAACCCGCCGGGGGATAAATCAGCCAGGCACCATACGCCAGCAAAAGCGCACCCAGCACGCCCACCAGAGGCGCGAGAATCAGCATGATCATAATTACCTCAGTTAAAGCGAGCGGATCCCGTAGGACTCAATGTGGTCAGACAGCGTGTCTTCTTTCTCGTACAGCATGGCTCTGCCAACCGCCATAATCAGCGCAACTGCACCATCGATTTTGTTTTCCGCCTGCTCTTTGACGGGTTTCACCACATCATCGTTACCCGGCATGTTTTTGCCGACCACGTTGCCGATACACCAGGTCATGATGGGATTGCCGTCATGATGAAAACGTCCCGATTCAATCGCTGCTTCCAGCTCTTTCATCGGATCGGACATATTGGTGAAGTTCTGGACGATAGTGACGGGATTCAGGTCTTCATCAGCAAGGTCATGTGACAACCCGGTCGCCCCGAAGGGGTCGATGGGTGACTCACTGACCGGGCTGATTTTGTTCGCCGCTTTGGCCTCCTCGAGGATGTAGCGATAATCCACCTCCGCACCATCGGTAACGGTCAGAACGCCCATTTCCACCCATTTCTGAAAGCGTTCGGCTGTCCGTCGATCTTCATTTTTCTCGACGCTGTACACCGTGTCATACGGTACCCAGAAACGCGGGGCCACACTGTAGTAATGCGTTTTACCGTCAATCTCGCGGGTATAAAGTCGCGCCATGCTGTTCATATCCAGCTTACGCGCCAGGTCAAAGGCCAGAATGCACGGCTGCCCCTCGAACTGCTCAAGGGTCAGTGATTTATCCTCGCAGCTCTGCCAGCTCACCAAGTTGAAATACGCCGAACGCGCCGACACCCAGATATTGAGGTGTTTTGTTTTAAAGACGTTTGCCAGACGGGCGTTATTTTTCGCACGCTGCTGCTGACTTAACAAAAATTCGCGATAAACCGACACGCCAATATTTGGATTGGCTTTTTCCAGCACCTGCGGGCCGGTCCAGTCGTCACCTTCATCAACGGTATAGATGATCCCGAACAGTTCATCGTTAGGCACCGAGCCGTTGAGCATCTCGATGACTTCCCGCCGCTTGTCGTAGCACGGCCCCTCAATGTTGTACCCGGCGGTGGTGATGGCCCACATCAGTGGCTGACGTCGCGCCCCCATCCCGGTAAGCATTGTGGTATAAAGCGCATCGGTGGCATGCTCGTGATATTCATCAACCACGGCACAGTGGGGTGATGAACCATCACCTGGGTTGCCGATCAGCGGTTCAAACCGCGCGCCATCCTCCGGACGGTTCATGTTTGAGGCGTTAACCTCAATCCCGAACGCTTCCGTCAGCATGGGTGTGCGTTTACACATCAGTCGCGCCGGGCGAAAGACTTCCCACGCCTGTTTCTCTGTCGTGGCACCGGAATACACTTCCGCGCCAAACTCGTTATCACAGGCAAAACAATACAGGGCAACACCGGCAGAGATTGCTGATTTGCCGTTCTTACGGGGGATTTCGGTGTACACCTCCCGGAAGCGGCGCAACCGGGTGCCTTTATTGACCCAGCCAAACGCACAGCAGATCACAAATAGCTGCCACGGCTCCAGCGTGATGGGCATCCGTTTGAATGCCCACTCCCCCTTGGTGTGCGGCAACAGCTGAATAAATTTCGCGGCCCGTTCAGCCAGGTCCTTGTCGAAGCGGTAACGAAACGACTTACTTTTTTCCGCCATCAGGTCATCAAGATGGCGCTGGCAGGCCTGAATCACAAACTGGCAGGCAACAATCTTTCCGCGCACGACATCCCGGGCATACTGATTTGCAGCATTTACGTTGGGGTAAGATTTCCGGCTCATGATTCGATAATTTTCAGAAACGGGTTAGTGGCTTTCTTCTGCCCCGCCAGGCCAATCAGACGCTGGCGGCTGCTGGGGTCGAGTCCGAGCATTGCCCCCGTGCTGCTCATCTCGGACTCCTGTTCTTTTTTGGCGGTCAGCTCCGGATTTTTGACCCTGCCGCCCATTGCACCGGTGATGGTGTTGCCCTGTATGGCAATATTTTTCACGGCACGTCGCCAGAACTCATAGGCCACGCACCACCGCTCAAGTACCGCCAGGTCAGTCACGCACAGCAGGCCCTGACCGCAGAGTTCTTTGGTTGTCAGTTGCCACATGATCGTGGCGAGAGGGAGATCTTCTTCAGCGAACCACTCTGGTGGCTCAACACCTTTGATGGGCGTAAAAACAGGTTCATCTTTGTTCAGGGCTCGCTTGCCGGGGTTTCCGGCCAGCGCCTTGCGCGCCGTTGGCTTGGGGCGACGCCCGGAACGCCCCGCCGTTCCAGCCATATGCGGCACTCCTGGTTAAATTTCATTTTTCGCGGGTATAAAAAAACGATGGGGCGGGCAGTCCGGAAGACGTCAGGTCACAGGGATTTGCCCCGCCCCTCCCTACAAGTGAGAATAATTATCACCGGATTCGTTCGCGCGCTGTTTTCGCTTTATGGCAGGGCCAGCACAGACTCTGCAGGTTGCTGTCTGCGTCTGTTCCGCCATGCGCTTTCGGGATGATGTGGTCGACGGTTTTCGCCTCGCTCACCACACCGACACGCAGACACAACTGACACAGACCTTTATCGCGCTTCAGAATACGGGCACGAATCACCGTCCATTTTGAGCCATAGCCACGCTGGTGGCGGCTCAGTCCGCGCTGGTGCTGCACCCAGCCTTCACCGCGATGTTTATCGCAGTAACCCGAACTGTCTGTGGTTGTACCTGCACATCCACGCTTACGGCAGGCACGTGGGATTAGTGATGGCATAAATACCTCATACCCTGCGAAATGTTTACCACGATAAAAAGGCTACTTAATGCACTGAGTGCGGATATACTCCTGTGCCCCTTCCAGTTGCATCTGCATCGTCATCAGCCGCTCTCTGAGGGTGAAATAATCCCGTTCAGCGGTGTCTGCCAGTCGGGGGCTGGTTGCATTATCCACGCCGGAGGCGGTGGTGGCTTCACGCACTGACTGACAGACTGCTTTGATGTGCAACCGACGACGACCAGCGGCAACATCAGCGCGCAGAGTTTCATTTTCAGCTTTCGCATCAGCTAACTCCTTCGTGTATTTAGCATCGAGTGCATTAACATCACGCTGTCTCTGCTGCATGTCAGTAATGGTTGCGTTCGCCAGCTTCAGTTCTCTTGCGTTTTTGTCGCGCTGCTCTTTGTAGGTAATGGCGTTATCACGGTAATGATTAACAGCCCATGACAGGCAGACGATGATGCAGATAACCAGAGCGGAGATAATCGCGGTGACTCTGCTCATTGCTGCCCCCACAAACAGACTTCACGCTCAATCTCACGACGGGTCATCAGCCCTTTCCATTGCTTACCGCCAGCATATGTCCAGCGACGTAGCTGGTCACATGCGCCTTTGATATCGCCCTGGTTTATTTTGCGAAGAAGCGTCGATGTTCTGAAATTGCCAGCGCCCACGTTGTAAACGAACGAGTAAAGAGCGCCGCGCGTTGTTTCCGGTATATCGACTTTGATGTACGGGTTAATTTGTCTGGCGACAGTGGCAAGGTCTTTATTCAGGAGGGCTTTGCATTCTGCTTCGGTATACGTTTTACCGAGCATGATGTCTTTTCCGGTGTGTCCGTGACATACAGTCCATACACCAATGATATCTTTGTATGGTATGTAGCTGACACCTTCCAGACCATCGTTACCACCTGGGCCAGTGATTAACACAGATGCTATAGCAACAGCCCCACCACCAATAGCAGCTGCAACAGCCTTGCGTAATGATGGCGACATTATTCACCTCTCGCAGCCTTACGCTTGTCTTCTCTTATTTTGAAATACAGATTTGTCAGATAAGTCAGAAGCCCCAGAAGCAGACTTCCCAGCACACCAATCGCAGCCCACTGTGATGGACTGACCTGATCCAACCACTGCAAAAACCAGTAGCCGGCACTGCCGGCGGAGGTGCCGTAGGCAATGCCTGTTGATATTTTTTCCATCTGATACATATCCCGCCCCCCGACAGACCTGTGCTATCGGAAAGAAAAAAGGCCATCAGCAAAACTCTGATGGCCTGAATCACCTTTACCAATATTGTATGAAAAAACACGCACGACTAATTGACAATAATTTTCATTTCCATTAAAAAAGATCGCGTAGCATTCTTAATTCATGAGGAACTTTACCCGCCAGCAATCTGAGTAGCGAAAGCTGTTCATCCCCAATGTTTTTGCTGGCGGGTCCTTTTTTCTACGGTCCTCCTCCCCGGAGGGGGGCATTTCATTATTTTTCTAATCGTTACTGGTGAGAAGGCGGAAGAAAAAGCCAGTTCTTCGCCCCTAAATAACAGCATGATTCCAGTCCATGCAAAATCTGATTTCCAGCTCACACATACCGAGCGCTGTACAAAAAACCGCCAGCCAAGGCAGTTAAGAGTGTGTTCCCGGGGTTTGCTTAGAATATTTTGTAAGTTGTCCGAAGAGATATTTACAACACCAGAATGATGAATCATCAGTCCCCTGCCAGAGGTTCACTACGTAACCTGACCGACAATGCACCATTCTGGTGCTGAAAAAAGAGCACTGGAACTGCAACAAAACAACATCACAGAACAGGAGATGGTAAGGAGTCAGACATTCCCACACAATATTGTGTCAGTGCAAATAACAACCTTCGTCTCAAATCTCGCTGGAGCGGGCAGCGGGAATCGAACCCGCATCATCAGCTTGGAAGGCTGAGGTAATAGCCATTATACGATGCCCGCATATGGTGCCGACTACCGGAATCGAACTGGTGACCTACTGATTACAAGTCAGTTGCTCTGCCTGCTGAGCTAAGTCGGCGCTGGCCCACCACCGAGGACTCGAACCTCGCACCGTCAACTTAGAAGGTTGATGCTCTATCCGGATGAGCTAGTGGTGGTTGGTGGCCCTTGCTGGACTTGAACCAGCGACCTGGCGATTATGAGTCGCTCGCTCTGACCAACTGAGCTAAAGGGCCGGAGGCAGAATAATAACCATATGTCATCACATCTGCAAACTCATCTGACCACCAGCACGTTTAACGTCCTGTGCCGTTTTTCAGGTATAAAAAAACCCGCTCATCGGCGGGTTTAAGCTGTGTGGCGTAGTAACCACTCTTAACAGGATATTCAACTTTTTACGATCGTAAAGTTTTCGGAAAAAATTTTTAAAACCGCATCAACCGCTCCACCAGTTGCTCTTTACGGGCAACGATCCACCCGTGTTGCTCCAGATAAAATTTAAACCGTTCCAGAGTACATACCATCGCATCGGCGGGTACCTTTTCCGTGAACTCAACCTGACCGTGTTTATCGAAGTGGCTCAGTAATGCGCATCCATCATTTTCGATAGATGTGTTTTGTGCCGCTGGTGGCTGTTTCTGGTTGAAATAACAGTCTTCCAGTTTTTCGAACACTTCCCACGCCTGATCGGTTTCGAGCATTTTGGCGTGACGGGCTGCGCCACGTTCTGTCCAGAGGATGAGGGAGCGAACGTTACGGGCAATTTTCACAGAAACTCTTAAAGAGTTTTCGTTCTTCAACTCTCGTAACGCATCACCTTCTATCAGGAAAAAATGTTTACCTTCTATAAACCGTTCTTTGTTTCGATTGAAATTGTTTGTCAAACGCTGGCGCTCTGTTCCGTACAAATCAGCCAGCAGCTCTGTTGTCATGACAGGAAGATGGTTATGCGTAAGTGACGGGAGTTTTTCAATAGACGTGCGATTCATAGACATGTCCTTTCGAATATTTTGATTTACCCCTTTTGAGAGGGTGACCGGGCGCTCAAAACCGTCGAAAGTCGGCGGGCGTATTTCCATTGCTGGTATTGTATTAGCCGCACACCCGGTCATAAACCAAGAATTCTGGACACAAAAAAACCACATGGCTATCGGGTGTGGATACCGCTTTCGAGGTGTTTTGAGCACCGCGGGGAAATGTAAACTGCAAACCTGAAACTGTCAACACCGTCAGGTTCCAATCATCGGGTGGTGAGACGCACAGGGTTGGAACTACCGGGAAACCGACCGGCGAGCTTTTCAGCTCCCCCATGCGCCCCACCATAATTCAGATGTGCGCGTGCATACGACAATAAAAAACACGCTCGCGGCGTGTGTCTGTCGCGGTCTCTATCCGGGGTTCCAATCCCGACGCCAGATTTTGCTGGCGCGTGAGGAATATAGCCCCGGACAATGTGTCTGGTCAAGCACCTACATAATTCGTTCTACGTATCTGTCCATCTCCAGCCGGATATCAAGCATCATCAACATGCCATCAATAACCCCTTCCGCTTTCTGCAGGCGCTTGCCAATACAGGTATCCGAACACCCATGTTTCCGTGCCAGACTCATAAAAGTCATTCCACCTACGTAATAATCCACCAGCAAATCGTGCAAATCCTGATTTTTCTTGTTCAACCGGGCCATACAGCCACAAATTATCATTGCATCATCATCAGAACACTGAGGGCGTGATTTCACTTTCGACGGAATTAACCCTTTAAAACCAGCAGCGATCGACGCCCAGGATACATCTTCATGAGTGTTTGCAGCCCAAGCCCCCCACCGTTCCATAACCTGCTGAATATCACGCGCCATCGTTATCACCTGTGATTTCATAAATCTTCACGCCCAGTCGCCCACCAGGAACGAGCTGACCGCGCACAATATTGATTTCATCAAACTGCTCGTCGTCTATGAGTAGTCCGGCATGCGTCAGCGCATCCAGTGGTGCTTTCAGGATATTGTCCAGGTCACGACGGCGCTTATCCGGTGGCTCTGCAATAATCTTTATCGCCAGCCTTCCGGACAGGTTTAATTTCAGCCGCTGCTGGCGAACAATTAGCGTCACATCACGGCGATAACGCTCACCAACTTTTGATACAAAATATGTGCTGCCACGACGTCGCCAGTAAGTATTCACCGTCGGCGGATAAGGTAAAATAAACTCATGGCGCATCAGCGCAGCACCTCCTGCACCATTTTTTCAAACTTTCCAACTTTGGTTTCCAGCTCTGCCACACAATCAACGAGCTCATCCACCGCTTTTTGTGCGCGATGTTTCGCCTGCATCAGTTCCCTGAGCGCTGGCACCATATCCCGACGAATGGCATCTTTTGTTACACCTGTTTTTTCCAGTTGTTCCGCCTGTCGCAACATTTCCTGCGCGTGTTTACGCAATTGTTCAGAGGTAAAAGTCATTGTCTGGTTGTTCAAAAGAAACGCTCCATCTTACTGCTGTCGGTACGTGTATTGCTGTATCTGCGCGGCTGGGGCTGCCGCATTGGGGTGGAAAGAACCTGTGCGCTTTCCTGGTCCACAGGCAGAAAATGTCCGTTATAAAAACGCCGGTAAATCGTCCCCAGAGAACCGTTACGTTGTTTCGTGATATTAATTTCTGCTATGCCTGTAGCCTGTGTATCCGGGTTGTACACTTCATCCCTGTAAAGCATCAGAATGATGTCTGCATCCGCCTCTATTTCTCCGGAATTTTTCAGGTCTGAGTTCATGGGACGTTTATTGGGTCTGGACTCCACACCGCGGGAGAGCTGGCTCAGCGCAATCAACGGAAAACCACCGGATTTTGCCAGGCCTTTAAGCCCCTTTGAGATTTCACCCACGGCAAGGTCATGACGCCCCGTGGTTCGGGTTTTTATCAGCCCGAGATAATCAACCACCACCAGCGCCGTTTCCGGATGTTTAATCAGATGGTGTTTCGTTGTTGCGCATATCTCATCAATGGTCAGGTTCGCCTGGTCCACCATCCAGATATTGCGCCCGGTCATCCGCCCCACCCCTTGTGAGAAACGCGCCCAGTCTTCATCTTCAAAGTGAGCCACAGATTTCAGGCGTGATACTGGCATCCCTCCAGCCGCAGACACCATACGTTCACCAATCTGGATGTTCGCCATCTCCATGGTGAACAGAAGCACACCATGCCCCTGCTCAGTCACCTTGTCGATGATGTCCAGCGCAAGTTCGGTTTTCCCCATCGAAGGACGGGCGGCAATGAATACCAGGTCTCCGGGCTCCATACCGCCTGTTTTTGCGTCCAGTTCATCAATACCGGTCATCAACGTCCTGGATTTCTCCAGCCCCTGATTCCGGCATTCAACACGCTCAACCACTTCCGGAAGCACATCATCAATATGTACCGGCTGAATGACGCCCTTTCCTGTCGACAGTGTGACCATCATGTTCTGCGCATCCTTCAGGGCATCTTCAGCTGCTTCACAGGTATGCGCATCACGTAATTTCTGCAGCGCCTCATTCAGTGTTTTTTCTGCATCGCGCAGTGCGGCATTGCGCCGCAACGCTGCAACATAGTGCTCCAGTGAAGACTTCACCCAGGTTTTACGCCCGGTATCAGTAATCACCGGGGCAAGTTCCGGCATCTCATTACACAACAGCACGGGGTCAATCACTCCTGAAACACGGGCCTGTCTGCAGATGCCTGTGTAGATATCCCGATACGCTCGTACAGAAAAAATGTCCGCCGGTAGTGTGATCAGAATATCCATCACTTCATGATCTGCCCCACGCAGAAAGAATGCGCCAATGACAGCGCCTTCCAGGTCATCATTACGCCAGACTGGTGTTGTCATGCAGCCACACCTCTGATACAAGAACGGTAGCTGGGCCAGTTGAACGACAACCAGTTGCGCCCCCCGTCTGTGATCCTGTCGGCAATGCGGGGGCTGATGAACGCTGGATTTGCCCCTATATTTCCAGACACCTGTTATCACTTAACCCATTACTGGCTTGCTGCCGTAGATATTCCCGTGGCGAGCGATAACCCAGTGCACTATGCGGATGCCATTCGTTATAATGCTCGAACGCCTCTGCAAGGTTCTTTGCTGCCGTTAACCCGTCTGGTTTGGGCATGACACTGATGTAGTCACGCTTTATCGTTTTCACGAAGCTCTCTGCTATGCCGTTACTCTCCGGACTCCGCACCGCCGTGCTCTTCGGTTCAAGCCCCAACATCCGGGCAAACTGCCGTGTTTCATTAGCCCGGTAGCATGAACCATTATCCGTCAGCCACTCTACTGGAGACGCCGGAAGCTCGTTGCCGAAGCGGCGTTCCACCGCTCCCAGCATGACGTCCTGTACTGTTTCACTGTTGAAGCCGCCCGTAGTGACCGCCCAGTGCAGTGCCTCACGGTCACAGCAGTCCAGCGCGAACGTGACTCGCAGTTTTTCTCCGTTATCACAGCGGAACTCGAACCCGTCAGAGCACCATCGCTGATTACTTTCTTTCACAGCCACTCTGCCTGTATGTGCCCGTTTCGATGGCGGTACAGCAGGTTTTCGCTCAAGCAACAGCGCATTCTGGCGCATGATCCGGTAAACACGTTTGGCATTGATCGCAGGCATACCATCAAGTTCTGCCTGTCTGCGAAGCAGCGCCCATACCCGACGATAACCATACGTGGGCAGCTCTCCGATAACATGGTGTATACGGAGAAGCACATCCGTATCATCAGTGTGACGACTGTGGCGGCCATCCATCCAGTCATCGGTTCGTCTGAGAATGACGTGCAACTGCGCACGCGACACCCGGAGACAACGGCTGACTAAGCTTACTCCCCATCCCCGGGCAATAAGGGCGCGTGCGCTATCCACTTTTTTGCCCGTCCATATTCAACGGCTTCTTTGAGGAGTTCATTTTCCATCGTTTTCTTGCCGAGCAGGCGCTGGAGTTCTTTAATCTGCTTCATGGCGGCAGCAAGTTCAGAGGCAGGAACAACCTGTTCTCCGGCGGCCACAGCAGTAAGACTTCCTTCCTGGTATTGCTTACGCCAGAGAAATAACTGGCTGGCTGCTACACCATGTTGCCGGGCAACGAGGGAGACCGTCATCCCCGGTTCAAAGCTCTGCTGAACAATTGCGATCTTTTCCTGTGTGGTACGCCGTCTGCGTTTCTCCGGTCCTAAGACATCAATCATCTGCTCTCCAATGACTAGTCTAAAAACTAGTATTAAGACTATCACTTAAATAAGTGATACTGGTTGTCTGGAGATTCAGGGGGCCAGTCTAGCAACTAAAGCACTGCCCGTCTCCTGGTTAACCCCATGTGCTATACCGCCGGTATAGACAATCAGCGAGCCTCCGGCGCTAATATTGCTGCCAGTTGCCGTACCATCTTTCTCAACAACCTGCCGGCTCCCGGTGGAAATATTTGTCGTGTCAGCTTTCCCGCCGCTCTTGATATTTTGTGTTCCGCTGTTGATATTGGTACCCGTGGCAATACCATGATTATTAATATTCTGTGTACCACCATTGATTATGGTATTGGTCGCGTTTCTGGTAACATCCATTACCCCGCCGTTATCTATTCGGGTCGCATCAGCTTTAGCATTCGTTAAAACTGACATTGTTCCTTTATCTTTAATAATCGTCTTATTTGCCGAACCATATGCGTTTATGTCTAAATGACCACCGTTTTCCAGCAACACATTGTCTGCCACGTGATTGTGGATGGAGAATGCACCTTCACTATTCGTACCGCTCACCGTCGTACCGTTAGTGTTTGTTTTTAAAATTGCACCATCGTGCTGGGTAACATTTGTTGCCGTACCACCACTAACATCAAGCACGCCACCGGAATAAACTTCAATAACATCCGAGGAGCTGGTGTAATCAACAATTTGCGTACCACCAGAATAGATCTGAGTATTTTTTGCCGTTGACTTATTATTCAGAGACTGAGTTCCACCTTCAATCGTCGTGTCCAGCGCATGGCTTTCATATACTCTTTGCTCACCGCCATTTTTAATGGTGGTTGTTCCTACTGTGCTCTGTTCAACATACTGTCGTCCACCATTTATGATTGTGTTCGTTGCCATACTTCCTTGCGTGATGTCCTGATAACCGGACTTATTTATCGTTGTACCATCAACATGCCCCTGAGTTGTTACTGTCTGCCCTCCACCATCAATGATGGTTCCATTCGCAGTCCCCCCACTTATGTGTGAATTACCACCCTTAATTGTCGTTCCATTGCTGATACCGCCTGTATAAACGTCCTGATTGCCACTGTCGATTATCGTACCGGTGGAAATGCCCCCGTCATGAATTGTCTGTCTTCCTCCGTTAATGGTTGTATTATTAGACTGCCCCATATAATTGTTATTCCTTCCAACATCTTGATATCCACCAGATTCAATAAGACTTCCATTAGATACTCCGCCATAAACACTCTGCTGGCCATGGTTGATAATATGAGTGTTATTTGTTGTACCTCGTTCATCTACTCGTTGGTTGCCATCTACAGTCTCATCGTTTACCACACCAATAACATTAGTAGTAAAGGCCGCCATCACGGGCGGGGCATATATCAAGGCAGATATCAATAAGGAAAGTACTGAGCGGCGACAATAATGGGGACTGGTCCTGTTCATAAATTTCATCCTCTGAAAAGTGAATACTGAGTAGCGTTTAAGCGACTTTAGCTCTGCTGCAACATCAGCCCGCAGGCACCAGACCGGGGGGTTCATCCTGAAGAGACAGCGCAAGTGTATTGTGTTCACCGCTCATCAAAGACATCATGATGAAATGATGATGTTCCACATAAGAAAGAGGCATTTTTTAAACACAGTGCGCTGAAGTGTGATTGGATAAAAAAGTCAATCTATTCAGGAAATACGGGCGTATTCTTTTCTTTCGACAATCAGGCCGTCGGCAAAATAAAATGATTTACATAATCGTTTCTGATGAATATCTTCTGCTCACATAAAAATCACACAATAACTTTGAGATCGCAGATTCTTTTACTTTTACAGCATTCGTCCCCCCATTGTTGGGCAAATATAGATTGGGCCAGAGCACGAAAGTTAATACCACGTTTGCACAGCTCCTCCAACAGCACGACAAGATGCCACATACTGCGCCCCAGTCGGTGCGGTTTACAGACTACCCGTGCGTCCACCGCCGATAATGTCCTGAGCAGTTTTTTCAGTCCGGACCTCCTGCCACGGTTTTACGTTGAAGAGGTAACCCTGAGCACGCAGTTCTTCAGTCAGGCGTGGTGCACCGTAACGCTGTTATTGCTGGGTAAGATCAAAAAACTTTCAGGCAGCTAAGGAAAGTTGAACCAGACATTAGATGAAATATTTCAACCAATTACAGCACCAATTTAAACTCAGTAAATCACAGCACAGATCAAGGGGTTACGTGAAAGCGTAGCCCCTTTTTCTTTGGTAGTGGCAGCAAAATGGTTGTAGTGTAAAAAATAATCCCGTTTAATCAATCAATAATACATATTGTTTCAATCTACGTTATTATCTCTTTGTAAAAATAGCCATTTATTAATCATTGAAAACTGCTTTTAGAACTTGATACAACGGGACTAGTCACAACAGGACTATTCTCAACGGGATCATCCTCAGAGGAACTATCATCAAAGTCATCATCCATAAATAAAATATCATCGAATGGTGCCACGCCCGTGATGAGTTTTATTTTATTATTACGATCAGTCAAGACTCCACTTAAACCGTTTTCGCTCACAGGTTTTAATGATTTTTCATTACTCTTGTTGTAAGCAGGCGCATTAAAAATACACGGAGTATCAAGATCAAACAATGACGTTCTCCAGTTCACATATTGAATATCATAGTTACTGAAGTTCTGTCCAGAAAAGAAGCATCCCTTAAAATCCAATCCACCTAAATTATATAAACCATCCTCTTCTTTTTGGAGAGTAATGTTAATTCTGGCTATCTCCCGGACAAAACTTCCTTTTTTGTATTTGAATACCGTTTCAAGATTTTCACCAGACAGCTTGACTTCTGGGAATAATTTAAAATTAAACCCTACATCATTATTATTCAAAGTAGATGAACGAAAGATGGAAAAAGCTTGTAGTGCTGAATTATAGCTTTCGATTTTATCTTGAGGCTGCGCTCTTGGTAAAAACTTATAGCAGCACTCATAAAAATTGAATAAACGTTCTGAACAATTCCCATTTTTATCAATTAATACCCCCCGGAATTCTTTCACAAAGGCATCCGTTATTTTTTGAATATCTATGGTGTGTTCCTTTGACTCTGACAAAGATGGAGTCTGTTGAAGTGCATTGCTCATCTGGTTAAGGAACATCTGCATTTCTTTAAATTTATCTCCATAGTGGCCTTTAACTTGCTGAGAGTTTTTAGTTACAGGTGAAACCTTATCTATTTGGTTGTCATATAAATTATGTGGTTCCATACAGACATTTGGTTGTGTTTCTAAAATAACACTACGTGTACTACCTGGCTTAAATGAATCAACATGAAAATCACTTTTTCTTATATTATCGAATAGGGTCTGTTCATTTCTCTTAGCGCATTCAATAAACTGATCAACATTATTTTTATTCGATGACAGGTCAGTTTCAGAAACCGCATTTTCTTTGTTCTCCAGCTTTAGTTTAATGAGAAGATCTTCCCAGACCTGCTTGCTTAAACATACTACGTCAGGCTCACCATCAGTAACTAACTCTTCATTATTATCAAAGTATACGTTGAATACTTTTAAGTTATTTTCATCAACATCATATTTAATACGTTTTAATTGCTCTCCAGATCCCATAATGACAAAGGCGTTGCCTTCATGATATATACATTCAGACATCATTTTTTGTAAAGTTTCAAGAGCACCGCGATACGTCCCTGAGGCAGCTTCCTTACAAATTAAATTTATAATACTATAAGCTAGTAGCTCCATGGATTCAGAAGATTTTCTTTCATTACAATTTCCACTATCTATAAATGAGCTAGTGTTAAATTCGTTGCTTTTACTAACTAACATTGTCTATTCCTCAGTTAATGTCTACATGGCTATTTTTAATTTTATTATTGTTTGTCACTATAAAAAATCGCTCATTTGAGACAATTGCTGGCATTAACAGCTTCATATGCTATACATGGTACTTTTAATTAAATTAGCACAAGAATGTTAAATTTAATAAACAAAAAGTTATTTCGCTGTATGATAAAAACCACCCGTTATAATTTATTAGTGAAATTCGTTTTTCGAGTGTTAGAAATTTATATCTAAATAGCGTTGATTAATGAGCAAAGCCAGACTCCTGTAACGCTCACAAGACTCATCTACCTGCGACGGGTATTCTGGTCAGTAGTAGATGTTTAAGGCGTGGCAGAGACATTTCATCCTTACTCTACGGCATTGGCCCGCATACAAATCGTGGTTGTGACACTCACTTATCATCAGTGAGCGAACAGAGAATAGTTCAGTGATTTGGGTGATGCTGCCAACTTACTGATTTAGTGTATGATGGTGTTTTTGAGGTGCTCCAGTGGCTTCTGTTTCTATCAGCTGTCCCTCCTGTTCAGCTACTGACGGGGTGGTGCGTAACGGCAAAAGCACTGCCGGACATCAGCGCTATCTCTGCTCTCACTGCCGTAAAACATGGCAACTGCAGTTCACTTACACCGCTTCTCAACCCGGTACGCACCAGAAAATCATTGATATGGCCATGAATGGCGTTGGATGCCGGGCAACTGCACGCATTATGGGCGTTGGCCTCAACACGATTTTACGTCACTTAAAAAACTCAGGCCGCAGTCGGTAA